TTCCTGCTGTGCTGACCACTGCCACACAGAATGGATTTGTCAATACACTTTATGTCAGTGCCATCAGCAATAGTGCGGCACTAAACAATGTGTTCATAACACCAGTTCAGGTATAATATTATGATGAAAAAAGAAACCACCAAAAACTTTCCACGCAAGACCGTAGGCAATGAATCAGCCCGCCCTGGCAAGAGAGCAGCATTTGAAGACAGCAAAGGCGAACGCAGCAACCTCGCTGACAGCATTGCCAAAGCCTACGCTGCTCGCACTGAACCTCCGTTCTACAATCCAAGATTAGAGCCAGTTGCGGCTGAAGTCAAGCCCAAGAAATTTAAGAAGTAATTAGCAGGCCCAGTGTAGCCTATACACTACCATATTGAAAGGAAATGAAATGAAGAAAACAAGCACTACACCAGACCCTTGGAATGACGCAGGTGATCCTGAACTGATTGAACAGGCTGAAGTCATTGAGCCAGTGGTCTCACTACCCACCAAACCCTATCAACCAGTTGAATACAGCCTGGCAGGACTGCGAGCAGACTTTCCAACAGCCAGAGAGTTAGAGCAGTTTGTATTTGATGAGCGTGCCATCAGCCTAAAACTACGCGGCATAGATCCTGAAAAGAAATATGAAGTAGCATTGGCAGTGTTGAACAATGAGGAAGTTGATCTACGCTACATTTCAGGTGCCAACCCTTATGTGGATAACACTGAACTGATCCCAGAGGATCCAATCAAGCCCATCCCCGCCCGTGATCCACGCTTGCCCAATGAGCCATTTATGAGTGTGTTCCACGATAGAACTATTCCTCATCCTGACCAAGAAATGCGAGCACTGGATGCCAAAGTAGTATGTCAGTTCAAGACCTATGAAGATGGTTCCATCAGTTATGAAATCATTGGTCCATTAGAAAAACACGCTGTGGGTGAAAAGTTAGACAAGTATGGACGCAGCAGACCAGAGCGTATTGTTTGGATTGATCCACGCACTGGAGAACAAGGACTGCGTTATAAGGATGGCAGTTTCAGCAGGATGGGCCAGCGACTACGCACACTGATGGAAAGTCGCCGTGTGAATAGAAATGCCAGCTTTTGGTCAATATGGATTGACAGAGACTTTACCCAGTTCAACCAAGACAAGATTGACAATCCTTGGGATTAAATCGTGGATAATGAACAACAGCGTGCTGTATTAGAAACACGCATACGCCAAAAGATCAACGCTGCTCACCGTGGGGCATTTCACGAAAAGTATCCTGGACAACTTGAACACATACTACGACTCATAACAGAACGCCTACACGCAGGATTAGACAAGCGTGATGGCGTGGTGTTAAATGACCCAGATACTTGGATACTATCCGCAGATGAAATCAGAAGTTTGGCAGAGGCCAGTTATCATATCAATGCTATACGCAGTATGTTGAGATGATTGACTCTGCCGTTCTAATGCGTCGTGCTGTGAAATGGTGTGCTGATAGTAGTGGGTATGCCATAGACACATTATGGACTATGCCCACTGAAGTCAAACTTAAATTTCAAGACTGGGCCATAGAGATCGCAGAAGATATGCGATTCAATCAACTCAAATACTTTCGTCCATTTGATCATCAACGCCAGTTCTTTGCCACAGGCCATAGCCCACGCCGTGGCATATTGGCAGCTAATCGTATTGGCAAGACCGTAAGCACTTGTTATGAAACAGCATACCATTTAACTGGACTCTATCCTGATTGGTGGGTGGGATATCGCTTTGATAAACCAATAACAGCCTTTGTGGCTGGTGAAGGTTGGGAACAGGTTGCTCGTGTGCTACAGGATGAACTCATAGGCACCAAGGACATTAAGATTAGAGAACAGATTGGCACAGGAGCCATACCACGGTCAGCCATTATACAAGATACTATGCGATGTGATGGAGCCAATGTGATAGGCATTGAGATCAAACATATTAGTGGTGAGAATTCATATCTGCTGTTTGGCAACTACACACAAGAAGTGCGTAACCTACAAGGATTTCGTATCCACTTGGTGGTGTTTGATGAACAGCCACCAGATGACATATTTTCAGAACTGGTCACAAGAACAGCCACTACGCAAGGACAGGTTATGTGTTCATTTACTCCACTAAAAGGCCTTAATGGATTGGTCAGCAAGTTCTGGTATGGTGAGGCGGGATATGAACACATTAGAGTCAGTTGGGATATGGTTCCAGAATTGGATCCTTGGGGAGAACCATTCTTATTAAATGACACACGCCGCCAGTTGGAACGAGACTACTTACCACACGAGCGTGAAGCACGCATAGCAGGTATTCCAGTTATGGGCCAGGGTGCTGTGTTTCAGATCAAGAATTGGCCCACATATCGCACTGGTGATTATGATTTCAAGAGTATGAACAACATAGATCGTATCATAGCATTGGACTTGGGTTTGGTGCGAGACAAAACCGTAGTGTCTCTTGTGTATTGGAATCCCAGAGAACGAGAAGCGTGGCTACATAGTCAAATAGTAGTAAAAGGCACAGAAGAAGCCGCTCCTCTAAATTGGATACAACATCTCACCAGACCAGAAGTATTTGGCTGTCCTATACTGCTGCCCAGTGATGCCAACACAGCAGGACGCTATACAATGAGTGCCCTGTCATTGAGACAATTATTTGAAGAATACAATCTCAATGTGTTGCCCAACCCTGCTATGAATCCACCAGATAGTGAAGGCAAGATTACCAACCATAAATCATTTGGTGTCAATGTAATGCGTCAGATGTTGGAGTTAGGCACACTACACATCAATGAAAACTGCCAGGAGTTCTTGCGTGAAGCTAAAAACTATTTCGTGGATGATCGCGGCCGCTTCAGTGATCCAGATGATTGTATTGATTCTGCTTGCTATGCTATATTAGGCTGCCTAAATGGTTGGACTGAACCATATGATCACAAGAGCCCACAGCAGCGTATGGCAGAACACAGAGCTGCTATGTATGCTGTCAAGGCTCGTAAGAATCAAAGCAAAGCAGATTGGAAACAGACATTTGATCCAGTAGGTTAGCATAAATTGTATAAATAAAGCATAAAGGAACCACTACCTATGTTTGATCGCTCACATTTTGTTACCACTGATATATACAATCCCAAGGGAGCAACTGAACGGTTCCTCAAAATGAAAGGCTTGTTGGATGCCAAATGTGCTGCCAATCTACGCTTGCTGGCCACCAAGAACAACATCAACCGTGCCAGTGATTACCACTACTTAAATCTTGCTGTAACACAATCAACAGAACCAGTCAATGGTATTGATTATATTCATCCAGTTGTAAAACCATCCGTGGATTATGCCACTGCTGTGATCAGTAAAGGCCTGGTTCAAAATGGTGAGATCAACTTTGAGTTCGTTCCAGACAATGAAGATGATGAAGTAGGTGCTCGCCAAGCCACCAATATGGTCCATAAAGTCATCAACCAAATGAATGACCCACACCATATTCTACAGCATTGGATTATGGACGCACTGCTACACAAGAATGGTGAAATGTTGGTATCACCATATAGAGAACAAGTTGTTCGTTATGTCAAGACCAAAGGCACTGCCAGTCAATTACAAGCATTTGAAGCACAGGCTGCTGATGCTGGCCTAACAGCAAGTCGCCGTAGCCGCCGTAAGGTCTCTATGGACACACAGCAGGTTATGCGTGAAACACAGCAGTGGGCAGCGAGCGTTCCAGAACAACAACAACAACTGCGTATTGAAGCACTGATTGGTCGCCTTAAAAGTGCGGCTGATGGTGATATGGATCAACTCAACCAGCCCATTGAAACCGCTGAAGATGACATCGTGTTGAATGAAGGTGAGCAGGAACTGCGTAGGGCCATTGAACGCAATACCATCTATGAAGCAGAATATAAGATGGTGGGCTACAATCTCAATATTAGATTCCGTCCCATAGCACAACACTATTGGATGTGTGATCCCACCGTGATCAATATACAGGATCAACCTTTCTGCGGATTCTATGATCCAATGAGCATACAAGAAGCAGTAGAGCGTTATCCAGACATTGATCTTGACAAGTTTATGGAACACGCTGAATACAGCAATGTGGGTGCGTATCAAGCAGGCAGTTTGCTGAACAACTTGGCCCTACACGCAAGAGATAGTGTGCCAATCAATGGCTTACCAGCACAGGGCTATGCTGCTCAAGATCCCACAGCACGCCAAGTCACCGTGCTGACCGTATGGAACCGTTATGACATTGACAATGATGGTGAGTTGGAACTGATTGAAGTGATCTATAGTGGCAGATACATTATCTCTGCTCGCGAAGTAGAGTTTATCCCAGTGGCCAATATGTGTCCAAGACCCTTACCACAAAACTTCTACGGTATGAGCCTGGCAGAAAGTTTAGTGCCAGCACAGGAATATTCTACAGCAGCACACAGAGCAGAGATTCAGTTGGGACTACTCACAGCCACTCCGCGTTTGGGTGTCAAGCCAGAGCGTGTGGATTTTGAAATGCTACAGGATGGTGAAGCAGCCATATTCATATTGGACAGCAAGTTTGATCCAAACACAGATGTGTTTCCACTACCACCACCTTCAGGCAATATCGCATTCTTGGATGTGGCATTGAGTCGCATACAGCAGGATGTTATGGCGTTAGTTGGTATGACCACTCCCACAGACACATTCAATCCAGAGATTATGAGCCCAGGCAATAGTGGTGCTAAACTACAAACAGCAATGGGCCCAAACCAGATCATACAAGACAACACAATTAAAAATTGTGCTGATGGACTAAAGGATGCTATTTGGTTAGTATGGAGAACCTTAATCCAGTATGGTGATGATTATGGTGTCCGCAAGTTGGCACAGCAGTTTCATCCAGACAAACAGCCCATATTCATTGATGCTGCCGCTTTTGACGATATGAACTATTGCGAACGCAGTATTATACATCTTGAGTTGGCATTGGGTATGCGTAGTGAAGAAAATGCTCTCCAGCGGCTGACCATAATTAAACAAGTTCAAACACAGATGGCCAGTGAGGTTGCTGCGGGTGTAACCAGTGGAGCAATGACCCCTGATGCGTTTAAGAAACTACGCAGACCTTATGAGGATATGCTTTATGTATTAGGCGTAAAAGATTGCGATGTCTATCTCCCCACAGAAGACGAAGTAATGGCTATGGTAAATGCCGCTCAACAGGCCAGCCAAAACAAAGGACCAAGTCCAGATGAACAAAAGATCTCCGCTCAAGTTGATCTGGACAAGGCCAAAACAGCAGAGATTATGGCCAAGATTGCTGGACAGCATCCCGCAGCACTCAAAGACATCAGTGAAGCCAACAAGACCAATGCTGACACAGCAGGCACATCAGCGTCTCGCCAGTTAGAAGCAGTGAGTTTGGTAAAACAACACAAAGCAACCAACTACTAAAATGATTATTGATCAAGAATTGACCCAGGCATTCAATGCCAAACCCAAAGTAAATATAAATAACATCAAAGATATGACTGCTGGCCAGTTGGACGCTGTTAAAGTCTATGGTTCAGCAGCAGAGAATTTATTATTAAATCGTGATTTTGCTCTGTTTGTTCATCATTTTAAGTTTGATATGGCAGCAGAACTAACAGCGATAAAATCACATAGCCCAGATGACAATGCTCACAGAGTCAGCATAGCACACAACATCGCGGGCATTGACAAGTTTGTAGAATCACTACAAAGAGCAGTGTATTATAAATCCCGTGCGGTAAGTCTTCAAAACCCCGCAACACAACCAAAGGAAAATGAATGAGCACAGAATTACAAGACAGGCCTAATGTTGTAGAAAACACGGCCCCTGTTGAAAACGCAATCCCAAGTTTGGATTCAATAGCCCAGAAAATGGCCGCAATGCGTAACCAATCACAGGCTACCAGAGGGATTGAGACAGGTTCATCAGAGAACGCAACAACTGATGCCCCTGTGGTTCCAGAGGACAATGATTCCTCAAGCGTAGAGCCAGAAAATGACAACACCCAAAACTCGTATGATGAGGCAGAGGATGATGCTACCGCCCCTGAACAGGTAAGCCAGCAGGATTCTTCCCAGCAGGAGATCATTGACTTTATTGAATTTGCCCAGGAAAACCCCAACGCTAAATTTAAGTTTATGCGTAATGGCAAAGAAATGGTCATTGATGCCAAGCGTGCCGCAGCCATATTGGGTCAAGGTGGAGCCATACACGAAGAAGCCAGAGAGTTAAAAGTTCAAAAGGCAGAATTTGATGAGTATCTCAAGGAACAGCGAGCCCAACAAGCAGGTTTAACACTTGCCTTGGAATTCACCGTTCGTCCTCAACTTCAAGCAGCCTATGATGAAATCATTAAAACACAGGGTTATCAACAAACCTTCAACCAACAGCTACAAACAGCACAACAGCGTGGAGACTATGCTGGTGTTGCTCGCATTCAGGCCAATATGAGCCAGAATGAGCGTTGGATACAGCAGCAAGGTGCTCTTATCAAACAACTTAAGCCCAACTTGGACCAGTTCTATACGATAAGAAAGCAGCAAGTCGCAGAAGTGTTGGAAAATAACCGTAAATCATTCCAGGACAAAGAACTTAAGAATGAATATGTGTATAATGAAGTTCGTGAAAAGGTCGCAAAGAATTGGCCCAGTGCCAAAGGACAACTGGTTCCAGGTATTGACAATTTAGATTTGATCAGCAGTGATGAACACATCCTGTCGCTGATCAGAGATGGATTGAAATACCGTGAGAAACCCTCAACAAAATCAGCTGGTAGCAGTATAGCAGCCCTAACCACCAAACGGGCGGGCATTGGCAATACCAAAACCGCTGGACAAGCCAACTTACAAGATCTTCAAGAGCGTGCCAATAAGGGCGATCGTAAAGCCCAAGACAATCTGTTAGTGGCCAAGCTAAATGCTATGAGGTCACGCAGATAACCCAGACTTAACTATAAGGAAACCAAAATGAGTCAAATTACTACTACCGCCATTGGCAACGGCACTACAGCATACGCTTCAGATATCGTTGTCAAAGATTTGGATTTAGATGTATCCAACCGTGTCAAAGATGACACACCCGTCCTCAATATGTGTATGGCCAAAAAGCGTAAGGTTGTTTCAACCCTACCTCTATGGACCAACGATGTGTATCGCTTACCAGCAACACAGGCCAACCAAGAGGGTGCCGCTGTTACTTCCGCATTAGCAGAAAGCAACCAGCGTGCCAACTTGGGCAACTACACACAGATCTTCTCAACCGTTATCAGTGCCACAGGCAGTGCTCGTGCTGTTGAGCAATCTGGTGGTGATCCTCAAGCATACCAAGAAGTCAAGCAGTTGATTGAACTGATGTTTGATGTGGAATCACAAATCGTCCGTGCTGACCAAATTGGAACCAAATACGGTGGCCAAAGTGGAACAGCAGGTGGAATTAGTGGTGCCCAGCAAACTGGTCGTAGATTTGGAAGTCTAAACAGCTTCGCAGCTACACACAGCTTCAACACAACTGGAACTTCTACCAGCACATTCACAACCTATACCAACAATGAAACAACTGATGTAGTATCAACTGCTTCTGGTCTAATCATTGGTGGTGCTGGTGGTGCTTATCTTGGTAGTGTTTATTATAGTGCTACTGATGAAACCAACAGCCAGTTCTATCCAGCTATCTACAAGCAGTTGGTTACAGCGGCTGAAAAGCGTTTCAATGCCAAAATCCGCACCGTAGTATGTCCTACCAGCCTACGCACACATTTGAGCGACACTTTCCCAACAAGTCGTAGTATCAATCGTGTGAATAGTGAGCGTGGCGACACAATCCAAACCTACGAGGGCGACTTCAACTACACATATGAAATCTATGATAGTTGGATTATGGACCAAAGTGGTGTTAGCAACAACATTTACTTCTTGAATGAAGAAGTTCTACAATGGGGTAGCCTACGCGATTTAGGACCAAACAATGAGATCTTCTCTAATGCTGATGCTTCATTGGATCAGTTCATTATGGAAGGGACACTTATTGTTCGCAACCCAGCTGGCGTCGCTGTTCTACACGACATCAGTGCTACAGCAGCAGCACCAAGCCTAAACAGCCAAGGTGCGGGACCATTGCGTTCCAGCACAGCAGTTGCTCGTCTATCTACATTTGGTGGATCAGCATTCTGATTGTGATACTCACATAGAGTATGGAAAGGGGCTACGGCCCCTTTTTTTGTTATAAGCCAGCAAATAGTAGATTTGTATAAATACTGATAAGGAAAAACACAATGGACAATGAATTCTCACTAAACAATCCACAAGCCAGTATGTTAAATGATGTGGAACCTGAATTGAATACAGATTACACACGCAGAGACCAAGGTGGTATGATTACCAATCACAATGGCCTGGCTGACGCACTGCTACGCAACAATAAAATATATGCGGGTTATAAAGGCGATTGGTCCAGAACAGCCTGGAATGCCAGTGGCAATGTCAAGACCACAACTGGTAGAGAAGGTGGCAAGTTCTATATTCGCAATGAACAAATGAATGTGGCCGCAACAGCAGAACGCTGTGCCAGATACAGAGCAGCAGCAGAAGCAGGAGTGCCAGATCCATTGGCACCAGTGGGCGATGATGGCAAATTGATCCACAAATGGATGGACTTGCCCTATGTTATTGAGCAGGCCATCAGTGACAAGTATTTTGGTGGTATGCGTTGGAGCACTATCAAGCGTGATCGCACACTTAAGGCCCAGTTCTATCGTGTAGTTCAACAAGAATATCCACAATTCATTTGTTATCCAGGCGGGCGGCTACCAATTCCCATTGATGTGCCATATCCTACTGCTGTTGGACAACAGAGATTTTTTAAGGGACACTGATCAATGAGTCAAATCACCAATGCCAATGAACTTGTAAGTTTCGTCAAAGACTTTACTGGCAGCACCAATGACAATGAAATCAAAGAGTGCGTCTTTATGGGCGAAATGATGATGCGTAATGTAGAATTGCCCATTATGCGTAGTGATCCATATGATTCCAACTTTCAAGTAGCGGCAGACAGCGATGGTATGATTCCCATTCCAGGTGATATGCTTAAACCCATTATATTTTTCAAGGCGGGTGGAGTTCAAGGACAAAGTCAAGTGGGCAGTGGTAATGGTCCTTGGATTGTATATGATCGTATTGGAGACAGAGACATTATAACAGAAAGTTTGATTGAAGCACTATATCTCAAACCCATCAACATTCCTTCAGTATATCGTGGCAAGTTCAGTGAAGTTGGACAGCGATACAAAATGTTACCAGGATTGGGTGAGGGTGAGATAGTTTGTCTTTATTATTATCGTGCTTGGCCACATTTATTCAGCACTAATGCTCAAGGTGGTGAAGTATTAACCAATACCGTGTTACAGAGTTTCCAAGAAGGTTATGTGTATAGCACATTACATTGTTATTATGTCAAGCGTAAGAGTCCAGAAGATTCTCAAGTTTATAAGGCCAAGTTTGAAGAAGCTGTGACCATAGTGGGTGATCAAAACAGCAAAGGCAAATGGTCAGGTGGCCACACTCGTATGACATCAATCTTCCAACCGCGTAAAGATCGCAGATACACTGCCAAATAAGGAATACCTATGCCTGGATTATATAGTAATACCGCAACCACATACAATACCACTACCAATGTTATTGGATTATATAATGGTCCAATACCCAATAATGCTGCGGAACTGATTAATTTCTTTGACAACAGCGGCAATGTGGATTTCTTCCTCAACACGCTGACCAATAATCTCACTATTTTTGCCACAACCACTGCTACCAGCAGCCCCAGTGTTGCTGTCAGTGCTTATGGATCTACTGCCACTACAATATATTATAACACCATAACAGATGTTTATTCTAAACTGGCCATAGACACCAAAGAGTTTGACACATTTGATATCTATTCTACTTCAACACAGAGATTGACACCAACTGCTGGTTATTATCAAATCAATAGTAGTTATTTTTTAGGAAGTAACAATAGTGGCCTTTTATTGAAATACGGTATAAGTTTATATAAAAATGGCAGTGTTATTAAAACTCTATGGAGTAGTGGTAATCCAAATTTTAATAGTCCATTATTAAGTGAAATAGTTTATGCTAATGGAACAGATTATTTTGAATTTTATGCTGTAGTTTCCAGTCGTGGAATCTCCAGTGATAGCAGCACTACTTCAACTATTGGTAGTATTATAGGACCAAGATTTAATGCCAGTCTTACACAAGGCGGCAGTATTGGACCGCAAGGAGCACCAGGTCCAACAGGACCCAGTGGCGGACCAAGTGGCCCACAAGGCACAACTGGCCCTCAAGGACCCACTGGAGCAACTGGAGCACAAGGGCCACAGGGTCCTATTGGTTATACTGGTTATACTGGTCCAATGGGGCCAACTGGACCCAGCGGCCCCAAGGGTGTAACTGGCCCACAAGGCCCAAGTGGAGCAACTGGTAATACTGGTCCCACTGGACCCAGTGGCGGACCAAGTGGCCCACAAGGAGCAACTGGAGCAACGGGACCACAGGGTGTAACAGGACCCACTGGAGCACAAGGTATAACAGGGCCACAAGGGCCTATTGGTTTAACTGGTTATACTGGAGCACAAGGTCCAACTGGCCCAATGGGACCCAGTGGCCCAAGTGGAGTTACTGGTCCAACTGGATCACAGGGTGTAACAGGACCACAAGGTCCGTTAGGCAACACAGGACCACAGGGTGTAAGCGGACCTATTGGGCCAGTGGGCCCAGCAGGCGGACCAACTGGCCCAAGTGGAGCAACTGGAGCAACGGGACCAACTGGCCCAAGTGGAGCAACTGGTAATACTGGCCCACAAGGAGCATTGGGACCAACTGGCCCAAGTGGAGGACCATCAGGAGCGGCTGGAGCAACGGGACCAACTGGCCCCAGTGGAGCACAGGGTAATACTGGCCCTCAAGGACCCAGCGGAGCATTGGGACCAACTGGCCCAAGTGGAGGTCCATCAGGTGTTCAAGGACCAGCAGGCGTAACTGGCCCTCAAGGACCCAGTGGCCCCAGTGGAACTCAAGGACCCAGTGGTGTTAGCAATGTTCCAGGACCAACTGGACCCAGCGGCCCCAGTGGAACTCAAGGACCCAGCGGTCCAGGTGGCCCATCAGGAGCATTTACAACCAGTTGGGCATTATTATATGACAAAAACAGCAGTGGTGGCCCTACCAGTATTGGATTGGGTTATCAAACTGGGTATATCAGTCAATCAACACAGACCGTGGCCATTGGTTATCAAGCAGCTTATAACTATCAAGGTGTTAGATCAGTGGCCATTGGCACCAACGCAGGTGGTTATAGTCAAGGATTAGAATCTACTGCTATTGGATATCTTGCTGGAAATAGTCAGCAAGGATCAGTCAGTATTGCCATTGGCAAATATGCTGGTCAAACTGCTCAAGGTGGCGAATCAATCGCTATTGGTGCTGGAGCAGGTCAAAATTATCAATGGGAACTGGCATTAGCAATTGGTGAAGGAGCAGGATCCAATTATCAAGGCACAGGAACCGTAGCCGTTGGATTATATGCTGGTCAAACCAATCAAGGACGCAATAGTGTGGCCATTGGTTATTTGGCTGGTCAAAACAATCAAAACACCAACAGCATAGTATTAAATGGCACTGGAGCAGCACTCAACACAGCAGTAGATAATAGTTTCTATGTCAAACCCATACGCAGCAGCACTGCTACCAATATTCTTTATTATAACAACAGCACTGGTGAAGTCAGTTATGGTATCAACACAGGTGGCAGTGGCGGTGGTGGGGGTGATTTCAGCACCGTAACCAATCAAAAACTATTCACAACCAGCAGTGTGGTGTTTGCCAATATAACGGCCACAAATGCCACATTCAATACCATATATGTTGGAACTTCTACAAACACCATTACTTGGAATCCATTTGTTCCATTATTATTAAGTATCAGTGGCACCAGTGTCAATGTTGGCAGTAGTCCAACTCAATTGACATTGCGTTCTTTGACTGGTGAAAGTATTTTAAGCAGTGGTGGTGGCACACTTACACTGAATAATTCTGGATTTAACTATTCAGGTAGCACGGCCACATTTACCAATATTACGGTAACCAATAGTGCCACAATAAAAGATGTATATGGAGTCAATGCTGTATTCACCAATACCGTTAGTGTTGGAGCATATCAACCTGCTTATCCAGACGCAGATATACAGATCAACAAAGATGGCAGCACTGGCGGTGCGTTTATGAGTTTAAGACAAACCAGCGATACTACCTATGGTGCTGGTATTCAATTTTATGATTATTACAGCGGTGAATTTAATCTTTATCATAAAAATGTCAATCAGGCCTTACCAGTTGGTGATGAGTTCTTTATGTATGGAAGTGACACAGCTGGCCTGCGTATTGGTAAGAATCACGACATAAACTTTGTTATTACCAATAGCGGTGCGTTTGATGCCGCACTTACTCCAGCAGTAAGTTTAATCAGCACCACTACTCAAGCGGTATTTAGAATACCTGTTGTTGGCACTACTGCTACATTTAATAATCTTTATATTGGACCATACGCAGTATCTACTTCAACAACTGCGGGACCAACTGGACCAAGTGGGCCAAGTGGAGTTGCGGGACCACAAGGACCCAGCGGTCCCAGTGGAAACAATGCTGATTTAAGCACCGTAACCAATCAAAAACTATTCACAACCAGCAGTGTGACATTTGCCAATCTTACCATAACCAATACAGCCACCATAACCAATTTAATATTTGGTAATACCTCAACCACACAAGTTGGATATGCCAAGAATATTTTGGGCAATGGTGCCGGCAATGGGGCATTGTTATATCAAGCAAGTCCCAATACCACAGGATTCCTTGGGCAAGGATCCGCAAATTGGTTATTGGTTAGTCAAGGGGATGGAAGTCCTCCAGCATTTACCAGCACCACTACTATTCAAGTTGGATATGCTGCCAATTTATTAGGTAATGGAGCAGGCAATGGGGCATTGGTATATCAAGCAAGCCCCAATACCACAGGATTTTTAGGGCAAGGATCAGCAGGTTGGTTATTGGTCAGTGGTGGTAGTAGTCAAAATCCCGCATTTACCAGCACTGGCAGCATTTATGTTAAAAATAGTGTCAATGCTGAAACCCTTCGTAGTAGTAATGGTAGTAATTATTCCATATTATATCAAAGGTTAGTGCCTTTTTCTGATCCACCTATTTTTGAAACTCAATATATTTCATCATCCACCACTGCCAGCACTTATTTGAGTTGGACTGGAAGTGGATATAATTGGAACACTCCCCCTGCCTTTAATATCAGCACCATAACCAATCAAAAGTTATTCACCACCAGCAGTGTGACATTTGCCACATTGACCATAACCAATACCGCAACGGTTAGTCAGTTGGTG